CGGTGAGATTGATCGAGCCGGTAAAATCGAAGGTGAAGATCGGCATCATGAGCTCGCCTCCTCGCCGTGCGTTGCGATCTCGCCGATCAGCCGCATGATCGCGTGACCCGCGCGGGTCAGCGCGGCGGCGAGATCGTGGTCACCGATGCGGCGCAGCTCGAGGACCTCGAGGTGGAGGCGGCGGCTGGTCTCGACGAGGCGAGGGAGAAGGTCGATCATTTCAGCTCCTCCGCGCTCGCCATACCGATGATTTTCCAGACGGCGATGAAGAGGTCCCAGGGGGTCACGACTCGCACCACCCCGCGCCACCCCGCGCCAAACAGCATCAGGGTCTGCTCGCGACGTTCCTCGAACACCCGATCGAAATGCTCATCAAGAGCCGCACGCTGGCGCTCTTCGCGATCCTGGAAGTTCTCGCCGCCCTCGTCGCAGTCGGGGCACGGCTCGCTAACGTCGACCTCGCGACCGTTGATGCATTCGTAGCTAACGAGTACGCCTTCGTCGTGGCAGGTCTTGCAGTCGGCGGGCTTCACGACGCCACCGCCAACGTGCTGTGGCAGCTGCACTGCCTAAACTCCAGCGTGACCGAGCCTGCCTCGTCTGCGTACTGCGTCGTGCCGCGGTACTCGAGCGCAGACCAGCGCGCAGGGTCGCGCTTGATCGACTCGTGAAGGGCGATGGTGTGAGCGGGGTCGAGAGAAACCTGATTTCCCATTCACTCGGAATAACCGAGCAACATGGATCGGGTCAAGACATATTGCTCGGAAAATCTGAGCGACTTGAATTCTCGACGACGAACCGCCACATCACGGCGCGCAGCGCTCGGTATGCTGGCCGGTTCGTGCGCGCGAGCAGTGACATCCTGGTCACCCACATCGCCATCGTCACCGGCTTGTTTCGTGTGTCGGTATCGCCACTGGCTACGCCGTCCATGCCGCACTTATAGCAGCTGGCCCTGACCATTTGCTCAGTAGATTCCGGAGTGGCGCGGAACGATTGAGGATCAGTCGTTCTTCGGCCGCTTCATGAACTTTAGCATCTGGGAAAGCGTGGCCTTGGCCTCCTCGCCTGACGCGCCCTGGAGGATGTCCATCGCCTCGTCGAGCATCTTACGTTGCGCGCCGCTCATGCGCAGGTAGCCGTGCACGATCTCGCCCGCGTCAAGCGACGCAGTAGGCGGCAGCGGCAGCTCCCAGCCGAAGAACTCGTGGATCGGTCCGACGAGCGGGCTGGTCTTGTACTTCCCGCTGAGCACATCCGACAGGTGGCCGCTCGAGACATCAAGATGCTCGCGGAGTTTGCTCATGGCGCCGCGCCCTGGAAGTCCTGCCTTCTTCGCAGTCGCGATCAGCGCCTCTTTGACGCGCGCGCACCAATCCCCCGTCACCGGGTAAGAGAGGTGATCCTGGTCGGGATCTTTCGTCAACGCGAGAATTTCAGCACCTAGAAGGCTCGGTTTGGCCGAGTAAGACTTGACATGTTGCTCGGAATACCCGAGCAATAGCAACATGAGTTTGTCCAAGAGCCTGGCTGCTGCTCGTAAACGAGCCGGCTTAAGCCAGGCGCAACTGGCCAAGAAGATTGGCCGATCGGCGGGGACCGTGGCCGGTTGGGAGACCGATCGAAATAGCGCGCGGATGGCCAACCTCGTCAAGGTCGCCAAGGTTCTCAAGACGACGGTTGCGGAGCTGCTAGCGTGACGACCGGCTCCTTTTTTTGCCCTGCACCTTCCGGAGTGACGTTCTACGCCTCGCGTACTTTCACGCAGGCGAGCGCCGACAGCACGGAACTATCCGCCGGGCGGGCCGCTGACTTCGACAGGAGCGCTGCACCTCGCCAGCTCGTCGATGTACGACTGATCCGCCGCCGCAAGTATGCGGTCACGCTGGCGGCCAAAGACAATGCTGAGCAGCACGCCGGGCCCGATGAACGCAGCGTAGCCAACGAAGATAAGCCAGTTGCGGCCTCCGGTGCTGTAGTCGAGTCGAGCGGCGAGCGACTTCTGCGCTGCTTGGAGTTCGCACGCATCGACGGGCGACCTGACGCGACGACAGTGAAGCTCCGGATCGTCCTCGCCGATCTTCGTCGTTTCACCCTCGAGCACCATGCCTTGTGTCGCGCACTGCTCCGGGGCGCGGACCGGCAAGTCGTGCATGCATCCAGCGACCAACAGCAGGGCAAGGCAGCGCATCCCGCCATGCTCTCACAGGTCGGTGCCGCGTGAACGACGCCAGCCGAACAAGGCGCGACGCGAAGGCGAGAAACCTTTGCGCTCGCATCTGTGACGACAGGGCGAGCGAAGACGAGATCGACGTTGCCGACGAGTGGTGGAGCCGCATCGAGACCGGACGCGAGCGCTACGGGCAGCTCGTGCTCAAGGGCGACCCGCGAGACTGGCAGAAAGAACTTCGGGACGAACTTTTAGATCTCCTTGCCTACGGTCGGATCATCGATGTGATTCGGAAGCGAGAGCGGCCGATGCGGGTGGCCGAGCTGAGCACGACGGATGCGAAGGAGCTTTTCGCGTTCGACATGGAGGCCGAGTAATGGCGGCGTCGGTTCGCATCGAAGACGAGGCGTTCAGCGACATCCGATACGAGGTCCTGGCAACTCTCTGCCAATTAACAGACGCCGACCATGCGCGAGGCAAGATGGCGAAGCTCTGGCGGCAGTGCACCGCTCAGGGTTCGTACGTTCTGCACGAGTCTGTAGTGTGCGCCGTTCTCGGTGCGCTCGGAGCAACTTCACTCACCGAATCGGGCCTCGGAGAGCAAGTTGACTCGGGAATTCGCATCAAGGGAACGCGCGGTCGCATCGAGTGGCTGAAAAAGCTCCGCAATAACGCGAAGAAGGGTGGCAAAGCAAAAGCTGCCAAGAGGCAGACGCAAGGCAAGCAGTTGGAAGACGCGAGCCTGCCTCCACCCTGCCCTCCTGCTCCTGCTCCTGCTCCTGCTCCTGCTCCTACTCTTCCAGAAACGATTGTTGTTTCGGGCTCGCGCCCGCCCAAAGCATCCCGGGCTGTCTCGATGCCTGCGGGCTGGGCTCCGAGCTCGAAGCACGCCGAGCTGGCGAACGACGTAGGCGCTGACCTGCCCGCCGAGCTTCTGAACTTCACCGACCACCACACCGCCAAGGCTTCGCGCTTTGCGGATTGGGATGCCGCGTTCCGTACGTGGCTGCGCAACAGCACGCGATTCCGCGGCTCGCAGCAAAGTTTCAAAACGGGCCGCGTCGAGCCCAAGGGCCGCGAAGCCTTTACCGACGGAGAGGTAGCGCTATGAGATTCGAAGATTCGTGGGACTACGACGCCGAGCCCAAGCCGCCACAGGCTCCGACCAAGGCCGAGATTCCAACAGCTGCAATGCTCGAGTGGTACCGCACGAGTGGACACGCCGAGCGGGTGTGCATCGACGCTGACGGCCTGGACCGCTCCGGGATGCTGTTCGAGGCGTCGTGTATCGCTCGCGAGCTTGGTGCGCCAGCCGATCCGATCGCGTGGACTCGCGAGCAGTGGGCCGCGTACGACGCGCGGATCGCCGCGGACTACGGAGCGCAGGTCAAGAGCTATCCGGTCGAGCTCGAAGCGTTCCGTGCTCGCGAGAGAGCACGGCGCGAAAAGCGGCGGCGCACGCAGATGCTCGAGGAGCCCTACGAGTGGCCCAGGCGTCCGGTCGAGAACGCGGACACCGCGGACGACTCGCACGCGACCATCGTCGCCGTCAAGGCATGGGCCGCGACAGGCGAATCCTTGCTCGTGCTCGGCGGGACCGCGGGATGCGGCAAGACCACGGCAGCCGCGTACTGGTCGCTGATGGAGGACTGGCCGGCGATGTTTCTCAAGGCTTCACGGTTCGCAACGACGAGCCGCTACGGCAGCGAGGAACGCGCGCGGTGGAGCAAGGCAGAGCGGCTCGTGCTCGACGACCTGGGCGCGGAGTACCTCGACGCCAAGGGCAGCTTCATGGTCGACCTCGACGAGCTCGTCGATGCGTTCTACTCGGACCGTCGTCGGATGCTCATCACGACGAACTGCACTCCGACGGAGTTCAAGCAGCGATACGGCGAGCGCGTTGCTGATCGCATCCGCGAGGCAGGTACGTGGATCTCGGTTGGTAGTGGATCGCTGCGCAAGAAGGCGCAGCCGTGAGGGAGTCGGCGAAGGAGCAAGGCGACCGCAATCGCATCAGCGTCGACCGGATGATCGTGCTGATTCGGAAGCTCAAGGACTCGCCGTTCCCGGGCGATGAGACCGCGTTGCTGCGCGAGATCACGTTGCTCGAGCACCCGGACGTGAAGGGCCTGGTTGATGCGATCGTCGAGAAGCGCAAAGGGCCGCAGCAGCCGCAGCGCAGGGGTGGACGATGATCTCCCCCAACGCTCGCGCCCTTGCCGAATGTCGCCGCAGGGGCTGGCCCGCTCAGACCGTAGAACAACGCATCCCGCACACGTTCATCACGCGCGACCTGTTCGGGGTGATCGACATCGTGGCGCTTGCCGGGCCACGCATCATCGGCATCCAGGTGACGAGCGGATCGAACCACGCCGCACGCATCGCCAAGATCGCAGCAGAGCCGAGGGCTAGGGCGTGGTGCGAGGCGGGCGGAAAGATCGAGGTGTGGAGCTGGAGCAAGCGAGGAGCGAAGGGCAAGCGAAAGGTCTGGACGATGAGGGAACAGGAGTGGACGCCGTGATCGTCACGCACATCTACAGCAACCAGTCCCGCGACGAAGCGGAGGTGTGGTGCGGCGTAGAGAACTACTTCGTGCAAGACGGCGTGTGTGTTGAACCGACTACCGACCCGGCCGAGGCCACGTGCCCGGCTTGCTTGCTGAGCGCGGAGACATTCGGCCGACGTTGTGCGGATCGACGTAGTTCGCTCCAGCACGAACGAACAAACGGCCAGTGCAGCTACGCGCACCACGCAGCCGATTGCACATGCAACGGGATGGGAGGAGACCGATGAAACCGAAACCCACGCTCTCCGATTCCGTCACGGTCCAGCGAAAGCGCTGTATCGCGGCCATCTCGACAGCGGACCGATACGAAGCGTTCAAGCAACGCGCGGCCACCATCGGCGTGTTGCAGAGCTGCCTGTGCGCTTTCCCGGTCGAGGCGGAGCACCGCGAGTGGTGCCCGAGCGTGGCGCTGCTGAAGAGTCAACAAGCGGTGAAGGAGAGGTGCGGAACATGAGCGAATCACTCGCGGTGCTGCCATGTACGTGCGGCCTGGACGTGGTGCCGACAGACGAAGCTGTGCTCGCACGGAACGAACGGCTCGTGCTGCTACTGCGCGCGGTGCTCAAGCTCGTGGACCGCAAGCAGCACATGTTCATGAGCGGTCAGTACGTGCTGAACGAGGCGGATGCGATGTTGGTGGAGATGGAGAGGGTGAAGTGAGCCAACTCGACTCCTACACGGTCGACCCGGTGTTCAAGTGCCATCGCTGGACCGGCAAGCTCGGCGGCAACGGTCGGCCCGTTGTGTGGCGCGGCCGAACGCCCGTGAACGCCTACAAGCTGGCGTACGAAGCCGCGTTCGGTCCGGTCAAAGACGGGATGCAACTCGACCACCTGTGTCGACGCGCGACGGGCCCGAACGCTTGCATCAAACCGCAGCACCTCGAGCCGGTCACGCCGCACGAGAACGCGCTGCGCAAGGCGTGGAGCTATCGGTGCAAGCGGCGGCAGTGCGCGAAGGGCCACGACATGAGCACGGCAATGGTCACGCCAGAGATGGGTCGGCTTTGTAGGACCTGCCACGAGGCAATGTGACGAGCGATTACAGCGTTCGATTTGCTGACCTTGGTTGGAGTCGTCTCGATACTCAATCGTGCGGCAGAAGCGAGCCTGTTGCGTCCGGTGGCAGGTGGGCGGAGTACACCCCTCTGACGGTCGCGCCACGACTAGCTCGCAGGCTCTACGTAAGTGGAGAAAATGTTTCCCAAACGAGTGATATCTAACTGTATGAGAACAAAAGACATTCAAAATCCGTTCGCCGAGTTTCGTTTAGTCCAGGAAGGCGAAGAACCGGGGTGGTCCTGGACGAAACCAAAGCGTCTGGGCCGCCCATTAGCGCCACGCTGCGAACTGGGACACCCTAATTCGCCGGGCGCGGAGTGCGCGGAGTGCGCGCGACTCGTGCAGCGTGGTCGCGACATCGCCGAACTAACTATCGAGCGACGGGGAAGGCCGCTCAAGGGTGATGTCGTGGTTCGCGCTGAACCGTCTCCGCGACGACCGAAGTACAGCAAGACCAAGGAGAAACAGCGCGAGTACAACGACAAGACCATGGCGCGACACGGGAGGCGATACCGACTTGCCAAGTATAGGCTGACGCCCGAGTTGTTCTCCGCGATGCTCGCGGCACAGAATCACCAGTGCCTCCTTTGTGAAGCAGTCATTTCTGAGGAGACCCAACTCGGGCCCAGGCAGGGCGGGCTCTCGGGCTACCGCAAGTTAGCTACTGCAACCACCGTGTGCGTGGATCACTGTCATGTGACCGGCAAGGTCCGAGGACTCCTGTGCATGCTCTGCAATCGAGGACTTGGCGACTTCAAGGACGACCCGGACCGGATGCGACGAGCCGCCGATTACCTGGAGCGGCATCGTGGTTAAGCGTCAGCACGACGAGTTCGATACCGAATCACTCCTGCGTGAAACGGTCGAGAAGCTGCGCGATCTACTCCGGTCCGTCGAACTACACGGCGATGGAGAGCACGCATCGACCATTCAGGACACGGCGCGCATCTCGGTGGCTATCACCTCGGCATGTGCCGAGCTGCGTCAACACTCCAAGGCAGCGAAGCGGGCGCTCGCTTCGTACTCCACCGATGCGATCGTCGCCCATCTCAAGGCCCTGCCGGCCGAAGCTCGCCGCTTGTTGGCCGACGAGCTCACCGGGGCTCGAGACGAGGAGTCCTTGCTGTGAGCTACCACGTCCGAATCCGGCACGGCGGCGGCCTCATCGTTGCCGAGTATCGTTGCCCTGAACACGGCCTGTTCGAGGTCACGGCGCAGCGCGTTGATGACGGTGCCCCAACCGAACACGCGTGCGAGTGTGGCACCGTCTCGCCCTGGACGCCGAGCGCTCCGAAGATGCGCGTCGACACGGTGCTGCCGACCGCTGCGGTTCGAGGCGGCGACACCGAGCGGCGGCCCGGGATGCTCGATACTCGCCCGCTCGCCGAAGGCATGCCGATGACCGAGTGGCGCAAGGTCCAGGACAAGTACCGCGAGGAGCGACGGCATCAGCAGCTGGTGGCGAAGGGGCTCAAGTCGAAGCGGATACAGACGCCATGAAGGCATCCATCCGAGCGCTCGGACCCGATGGGCTCATCACGCTCACCGTCGAGGCAGAGAACGAATTAGAAACGAGCCTGATGGTGATGTATCGCGTCCAGACCGGAATGAGCGAGGTCACATCGCTGTGGTACGGCGAAGGAAGGGTTCAGCTTATGAACCGCGCCCTCTATGAAGCGAGGGCGACAGAAGCCGAGGAGAAAGCCAAGTGATTCGTCCGATGCTTCCCGCTGACCGTCGCTTCGTCCTATCCGGGTGGTCGGCATCGTGGCGAACGTCCCGCGACATCAGCTTCGTGCCGATGTCGATGTGGTCGACGTTCTCGCACCCGGTCATCGAGCACGCGCTTGATCGGGTGTCGGTGCTCGTCGACGAAAGCGAAGTGCTGCGCGGCTTCATCGCCTACGAGCCGGGCTACGTCTGGTATTGCTATGTGCCGCAACCATTCCGCTACAACGGTATCGCTCGGTCGCTGTTCGCAGCGGCCGGTATCGATCCGTCCTCGCGGTTCGCCTACGCCTGTCGAACGCTGGGCAGTTGGCAATGCCGCGCGAAGATTCCGTCTGCTGTGTACGACCCGTTCAAGGCACGATTCCCCAAGGAGCAAGATGAGCAACGAGAACCTGAAGTCACCTATCGCCGACAAACCCGCTGACAAGTTGACGCGCATCCCGGTGCGTCAAATCTTCTGGAACACGGCGCAGACCAACATGGACCACGCCGGGTCGTCGCAGACGAGCAACACGAAGATGTTCGCCGAGCCGGCTAACGTGCCGTCGAAGTGGAAAGCGGTCTTTCTGCCGGCCTGGCAGCATATCGAACTGACGTATATCGCCGGGCAAGGTGCATCGCCGGTGGTCGAGATGATTCCGATCCACAAGGTTCTGCGATGGATTGCGGAGTGATTCGTGCATCGGAATCAGCCATGACCAAACGAACCGACTCTGAGATCGCTGCGCTGTCAAAAGACGTTGATGCCGTGCTGTCGTCGCACAGCAAGCCGAGCACCGTAGCACCGCCGCTCAGCGCTCCCGTGACGCTGCGCATGCGCTTCGATGTCGACCCGGGCAACATCAACACCGGTGCGATGGCTCGAGCGACCATCGCAGCGAACGATGGCGGCGGCGCGTGGCAGAGCATCATCTCGGCCTCGGCAACCACCGCGCAGGATGCAGCGGTCGAGGCGGTGCGCCAGCTTGATGCTGCGGTCGCCGAGCTTCGCGCCGGGATGACCGCGAACAGCTCGCCGCTCGCGTAGCTACCACTCGGAGCTGTACATGGCGTCCGCATCGCCATAGGCCGGCTCTGGCGGCGCCACGATGTCGTCCGGGTCCTGTGCCGGTGCGCGTCGTTGCGGCGGCCCCGTGTCGGTTGGTGCGCTCACCGACGGCAGGAGCGAGACCAGGGCGTTGCGAGCGTACAGCGCGCTATCGCATGCGTCGTTGCTTTGGCTCTTGGTCTCGGTGCGCTTGCCGAACTGGTCAACGGACCATTGCAGCGTGCCGAGCTGCGCGGCGAGCACCGAATCTTTCATCACCTTGATGCGGCCGTCGTAAAGGTCGGAGTTGAAGAGTTCGATCGAGTTCTCTTTCATCCGCAGCGCTTTGTCGGCGGGCGTGACGCCGATGCCGTACACGATCTTGAGTTCCTCGAGTAGCGCACCGCCGCTGCCCGCGAAGTCGCCGACCATCACGTCAGGCCAGCCGAGATGACCGATGATTCCACCATAGCGGTCGTGTGAGAGTTCATCGCCGATGAGCATCTTCGCGATGGTGTTGGCGTACTGGCGCGTTTTGTTGACCTCGTAGATCTGATAGAGGATGCGCGCTGGGTCGGCATACGAGAACGCGAAGACGGTCAGCGCGAAGGAATCCTTCCAGCCGACGTCGATGCCGATCGCGATGCCGAGGTCACCCTTCGGAATCGGATGCAGCGCGAAACCCTTGGCGTCGAGCGTCGGTGACCACAGGTTCCACTCGTTGCCGGCCTCGTCGTACGGCCGGAACACGTACACGTTAGCCGTGTTGTCCTCGGCCCAGACAGCGCAGTATTCGCGCAGCCAGACCGGGTTCGAGTCGGACCAGCCTTCGTTCTTCTTTTGCAGCTCGGCGATCTTGAGAAACTCTTGCATTGGCTGGATGCCAGCGGCGGCGCCGTCCATCACGGCCCAGCGATGCGAGCTCCACTTCGTCCAGTCGGCGAATTCGGGCTGGTCGCGATCCGCGTACGACCGATGCTGTTCGGAGCCGGGCCGGGTCACATCGAAGAAGAGGCCCTCGAGCCGCTTGCCGGGTGTTCCAACCAGGCACATCGATCCGATGAGGCGCGGCCCGATGACCTCCGTCAGCAGTTCGCGCAACAGGTCGATCCGGATCGAGCCCGTCTCATCGACGCCGACCTCGTTGTAGCTGATACCACGGAGCCGGTTAACGTCGGCCTTGTCGTCGGCACCGAACAGGATGAGCCGCGAACCGTTCGACAGCGTGCAGGTCAACTTTGACTCGTTGAAGACCACGCCCGGGACGCGCAGATTCGTCATGGCCTGTTTGAGCAACGACCAGACGAGCCGCTCAGCGCTCGCTCGAGTGGCGGCGATGAACAGGCAGTTCGAATCAGGTCGCCACATCATCCGGCGAATCAGGCGCATCAGCAGGCCGACCGACTTGCCGGCACCGCGACCGCACAACGCCGACACGAACTTCGCATCGTCGAAGGCGAAGTCGCACTGCTTAGGATGCAGTGTGCGCCGGATGCGTTGGTCGAGAACGCGCAGCTGGTCGGCGCTGAACGGCTGCGAGCTCACGCCTGCATCGGCGCGAAGCTACCCGGCGCGTATGCACCGGCCGCGGCTGCGTCCTGCGATTGCAGCATTCCGGGCGCGGGCGGCATCATCCCGGGCGGCATCGGTGGAGGCGGCGGCGGGACGGCCATGCCTGGAGTACCGGCCGGCATGCCGGGACCGGTGCTCGGCATCACGCCGCCCATCGGGTTCGGCGGTGCAGGAGCGGGCGGCGGGTTCAACGTGTTCGCGGCGATGGCGCACCAGTCGCTCAGGGCCTCGAGGATCTCCTCGGGCGCGCCGTTCGCCTTGGCGAGCAGATACTGCTTTTGCATCAGCCTCGTGCCAGCATCAAGGTTCTGGAACGGCTCCGGGACGACGCCCTGCTCGCCGTTCAGGATGCGCTCGATCGTGAATTCGATGTCCTCGAGCATCGAGTTATAGAGCGAAACGACCCGATCTATATCCGGATGCTCCATCAGCTCGCGCGACTCGTCGAGCGTGATGATGCCGGCTTGAGACAGTTCAACAACGCGCTGTTGCCGACCGGCCGGACTGTTGGCGATGGTCGAAGCGGCCGACATCTCGATCTTGAGGTCTTCCATGTCGACCTCGGACCATTTGATCCTGGCGTTGCCGTACTTCGACACCTTGAGAATCTCGGGCGCCTTCGTGCCGCCGAGGTCGCGGCAGCAGTCGAGGATGAGCCACAGGGTATCAAGCACGAGCTTCTCGAACGCCTTCTCCTGGATAGAGAACGGCTGCGTGTTGCTGGTCCGGGCCTCGCGAACGCCAACGCCTGACTCGATGCCAGCCGGCACGCCACCGGTTGCCATGCCTTGGGAGATGCGTGCTTCCTCGCGAGCGTCTTGCTTGATCTGGATGCGCGAGTCGTACGTCTCTTTGCCGACGGCCTGGTGGTCGACGGTGATCGGCGGCGTGGTCTTGTAGACCGCGATGGATCCGATTTGGTTGACCGTCTTCACCGCGAGGTTCTGATCGGCCTGGTTCACGTACGTGATCGGGTCGGCCTTCAGATCGTTCGAGCGGTTGATCTGATAGTTACGCCGGTTCAGCAGCGTCTGGTGCGGCAGCAGGCGTTCGGCCATGGAGATGCCGAAGAAGCCGCGCGATGGCTTGTTGAACACCGCTTTGGCGAACGGGAAGCGCTTCTTTTCGTAGGGCTCGTCGAACAGGTCACATCCGTCGATGCAGAGCGTATGACGACCGGGGATGTGATTCTTGTGACCCTCGGGACCGATGGGCAGGCGCCACGATTCGATCACGACGACCTCGTGCGCTTGCATCGGTCGATAACCGGCCCATCGTCGCCAGTCGCCGGTGCCCTGGGCGCGCTCGATCTGATCGGCGTACTCGGGGAACTGCGCGGTCAGGTCTTCGCGGTCGAAGAAGTCGCGATAGTGCAGCTGCTTCGGGTTTCCGTTCGGACATTCGAGCTCGTCGACGATGATGTTATCAACGGGAACGGTCTGGACCTGGATCTGATCGAACTGGTCGACCCACGTCTTCAAGAACCCCGTGCCCTTGAGCGCGGAGCCGAGCTTGAGCGCATCGCGACATTTCTCGGTGACCTCGAACAGCGTCGAGAGACCGTTGAGGTACATCTCGAGCCGCTTCGCCGTGCGTTGATGCGACCAGTCGGCGCCGTTGGTCTGGATGCGCACTTCGATGTCTGCAACGCCGACGTTCGCGGCGAAGGTGTCGAGGTTCTGCGCGATGATGTTCTCTGTGACGATGGCTTTCGCGCCACGGATGCCACGTTGCATCGACGCGCTCGCGCTGTAGCGATTCGTCCTCGGGTTCGTGTCGTAGCTGGCCTCGAGCTTGACGAACTTGTCGTATGTCTCGGCCTGCGTGTTCTCGACGGTGCGGACGTACGGGATGACCTGCTCGTTGACCTTGCCGGCCGCAGCATTCCACCACGCGCGAGATTTCGTGCTCATAGGTCTTCAACGTCCTTGTATTTTTCGATCGTGAAGCCAGGCACAAATCCACCGGCGTAGGTCGCCGGGTCGTGCAGTGCGTCTAGTCCTGATTCGGTAGCGTCGTTCTTGATCTCGTCGCCCTTGAGCTGCTCGGGTTCAGCCGGCGCGAACGTCGCCGACTCGGGACCGATGGAGAGAACACCTGCCGCGCGCAACTCGGCGGCACGACTCAAAACGAGGTCAATCCAAGTCGGGTCCGCCACCTACTTTCACCTTACGTCAAGTGTGCGCTTGCTAAAAGACATATGGTCATATAGCGTCACATAGGGTGATGACTGATGCCAGGTGATGTCCCGGTAGGCGCGGTTTCGAGTCCAGTCGCACCAGCGACGACTGCGCCGCCTGCGTCTCCGTCGGCAACGAAAGCCGCGAAGCTCGCCTCGGTCACCGCTGGCTTGGCGAAGCTCGCCGAGTCGGAGAAGTCTTCGGCACCGGTGGAGGCGGCCCCCGCTCCGGCAGTTTCGTCGGACACACCCACGCCTCCACCGGCCGCCACTTCCGAAGCGCCAGCCGCTGACGAAGCGCACGACCCGAAGACCGCGAAGGGTCTCGCCGCGATCGAGAAGCAGGCGAAGAAGTTCCGCGATGAGCAAGCCGCTGCGAAAGCGGCAGCGAAGGCCGAGCTCGACGTAGAGCGTGCCGAGATTGCACGGCTCCGCGCCGAGGCGACCGGCAAGGTGACATCGATCGCCGAGCTCAAGAAGATGAAGCCGCTCGAAGTGCTCGAGGCGCTCGGGTTCGAAAACGAGGACGATTACGACGTGTTGGCTCGCGGCGCCTACGCCAAGACCAAGACCGGCAAGGCAGACCCGCGGCTCAAGCAGCAGGCCGAGCAGACCGCCGAAGCACGCGACCTCAAGGCGACCGTCGCCGAGCTGCGCAAGCAGATCGAAGAGCTCGGCGGCGAGTTCACCAAGCGTGACGCGGCTGCGCAAACGCAGGCGTTCGTCGCGAAGTGGCAGGATGATGCGATCAAGGCCATCCCGGCCGAACCGTCGCTCATCGGCCGCCTCGCAGAGAAGTCGCCCGAGAAGGCGCGCGATGTGCTGCTGACGATCGGCAAGTACATCGAGAAGCAGACCGGCGAGACTCCGACGCACGCCGAGTGCATCGAGGAGTACGAGAAGTATCGCCGCGCCGAGCTCGAGGAGACCGGTGTTGATGTGGACGCGCTACTGCGTCCGTCCACCGAAGCCGCTCCCAAGAAGGCGCCGGGCAAGTCGCTCGATATCACGACTCCAGGCGGCACCCGTCCGCTCAATACGAATCTGTCGCGCGCTGAAAAGCTCGCGGCTGTTACCGCAGGCTTACGTAAGCTCGACGCAGAGACAGCCTAAGACCGACTAAGACACGCCGGCGAGACCGACGGCTCAACTGGAAACGTCCCCTTCAGCGTTCGCGGATTCCGCGAATGGAGCCCTGTCATGTCTAACGCCACTCTTTCGTCCGTCGCATACCTCTTCAAGCACATGTACGACTCGGGTCTCGCCGACGAGGCGATCCGACTCCACCCGACCCTCGAGATGATCCCGAAGCAGGCCGATTTCGGCGGCGACCAGATCAACTACGCAGTCAAGATCAACAACGCGCAGAACATCACGTCTGGTTTGCTCTCGGCCGCGCAGGCCGTTGGCACCGCCTCCAAGGGCGTCCAGTTCTCGATGCTGCGCAAGAAGAAGACCGGCACCATCTCGCTCGATGTTGAGGCGCTGCTGGCGGCCAAAGAAGGCCAGGCCGGCGCGTTCGCAACGCTCGTGACCAACGAAGTCGATGGCTTCGTGAACGAGTTCATGGATCGCCTCGGCTTCGACCTGTTCCGCGACTCCACGGGTAACCGTGGCCAGCTCTCGGCCATCGCTACCAACGTCCTGACGCTCGTCACGACCGATGATGCGCGCAACTTCAAGATCGGCATGCCGCTCGCGGCTGCCACCGGCTCGGCTGGCACTGGCCAGCGCACGGGCACATCGGCGATCACGGCCATCGACATCGACGCCGGCACTATCACGGTTGCCTCGGCGGCTGCGATTGCGTCGCTCACGGTCAATGACTATCTGTTCGCCTCGCCGGAAATCGGCTCGAACATCGAAGGTTTCGAGACCTGCACGCCGCTCACCGCACCGGTCGGCGGCGACTCGTTCCGCGGCATCGACCGCTCGCAGAACACGTCGCTGCTCGCCGGCTCGCGCATCAATGACACCTCGACGATGATCGAGGAGAACGCCGGGAAGATCGCCGTCAAGATTCGCCAGAACGGCGGTCGGGCTGACACGCTCGTTCTCAACCCGCAACGGTACTGGGAGATGGTCCGTCGCCTCGGCGCGAAGATCCTCTACTCGGGTGGTGGCGGCACGGCCGATTACGGATTCGAGAAGGTGATGATCAACTCGCCGGCCGGCACGTTGACCGTCGTCTCTGACCCGGACTGCCAGGTTTCGCGCGGTCGCGTGTTCCTCAACGCTTCGCACAAGATCCGGACCCTCCAGGACTTCGTTCACATCGCGAACGAAGACGGTCAGTACAACCTGCGGCTCGCGACGGAAGACGCCCTCGAGACGCGCGTGCGCTCGATGTCGAATTACCAGCAGACCAGCCCGCGCGACATGGGCGTCTTTGCGATTTAAGGAACGCCCATGATCGACATCCAACCACTCCGCTCTACGGAGCCCGAGTCGTACTCGCACATCATGAATTTCACCGGCGCGGCGACTGCTGCGCTCGTGAAGAACTACGGCAAGGGCGTCACCCCGACGCGGACCGGTGTCGGTCTGCACACGTTGACGTTCGCCGACCCGCCTGGAAACCTGATCGGGACCGCTGGCTTCTCGTTCCAGGGCACCGGCGTCAACGGCTTCACGGTGCTTGAGGGCACCTTCACCGCCGCATCGGGCGCGACCAAGGCCACGCTAACGCTGACGGTCCTTAATGCAGCAGCTGCGGCGACCGATGTCCCGACGACGGCAAAGCTGACCCTCGACGTTCGCTTCAAGCGAGCAGGCGTGACGGTCTAGTCATGCCTCGGCGCTACACGATGACTGACTTGATCTTGCGGTGCCAACAAAGGTCCGACAAAGAACAAGACCTGTCCATCAGTCGCGCCGAATGGTGCCAGCTCATCAGCGAGTCTTACGGCGAGCTCTACACGATCGTCTTTGAGTGCGGTCTGGAGTATTTCGAGTTCGCTCAGCAGCTGACGACGACTGGCGCCGCTACCCTTTCTGAAGTCGGCGATCACCTCTCCACGGTGACGCTGGCCTATCTCGAGGACGTGACGAACAAGCGCTATCGGGCGCTCCGCGAGCTGATGGCTCAGGAGCGTACCCGGTGGTCGCTGACGAACGGTCAGGGCGGCTCGCGTGCCCTCGCGTTCGCGCTCGTCGATGACCAGATCTACCTGTACCCGACGCCACCGGCAGGGCAGATCTATGAGCTGCGCTACGTCCCGCAGCCTCCCGAGCTTACCGAGTTCGTTTCGGGCTCCACGCCGTTTCAGGTCGATGTGGTCACGCCGGACGGCCTGACGTTCCTCATCTGGGCGACGACCGTGAAGGCAAACGCGAAGGTCGAGCGTGATTCGCAGCTGGCGATGGCCGAGCGCGAAGCAGCACGGCAGCGCTTCACAGAGAGTGTTCAGCTGCGTGCGCTCAACGCTCCGCGGCGACGCATCCTCGACATTGAAGCCGAAGACATGACCACAAACGGATGGGACGATTGAAGCCCATCCTTCCCATCAAGCTGGACGACACGAACGCCGAGCGCGTTCGCGTCCAGCACGAGCAGGCCATCACGGACCTTCAGAAGGCGCCCGCATCCAGCCTCAAGACCGTCGCTGGCGTGTCGCTCGCGGACGGCGCAGCAACGCCGGTGCCACACACGCTCGGTCATGCGCCTTCGTGGGTCGGCATCTCCGTTCCGCGTGGCGCGACTTCGGCCGGCTACATCGTCGAGACCATCACGAGCGCACGGGCTTCGGTCCTGACGCTCACTGCGAACGGATACGGCGCAACCATCACGGTTGACGTAGTGCTGCTGTGAGCATTGCGGGGCTGCAAAAGGTCGTCAAGCAGTACCCGCTCGCCATTGGACTAGGCCAGAAGGACGACATTCGCGCCCCCGGCACGCCCGCGCTCGACATCTGCAAAGATGTGGAGTTCGACGACACGGGCGGCGTTCAGACGCGCAAGCCGTACGCGGCGATGGGGCTGACGATCGCGAACGGCGGCGGGACCATTCCAGCGGCTGACGTTCGCCGCATCGTCGACAACGGCGGCGAACTCGTGCTGTTCACGAAGGACAGGCTTTACAGCTGGGTCCCGGTGCTGAACGCATGGAGCGACCGCGGCGAGCATCTCGCGGCTGCGCTCGACGAAGAGATCGTCTTCGCGACGAACGGCGACCAGGAAGTATGCGACCGCTGCGAGCTCGCCGGGATGCAGTTCTACACCTGGCAAGACGGCACCAGCGTTTACC